CGGCCCCTTGCGGGGCCGGGCCCATTGCCGAGGTTGCGGATCAGGTCCCGGTATCGCTCGCGCCGTAGTCGGCGTTGTCGATGTACTGGACCGCGTGGCTGCGCCGCTTGGCGAAGTTCACGGAGCGCACGACCTTGATGGCCGTACTCTCGGTCTGGTACATGGACATGAGCGTGGCCGAGGCCGCCGTCGGCGTGTCGGACGCGCCCTGCGGAGCGCCGTCCTGCTCGATCGTCGCGACGTTCGAGATGGACACCTGCACGCCCGAGTCACCGATGCGCCAGATGTCGGACGGCTTCAGCATGATGAAGGCCGACGCCGGCACGTTGTCGCCGGTGTAGACCATCCGCCCGAGCAGCGTTCCGCCATCCTGGCCGACGCCCGGGAACTGCTGCTGGCCGAGGGCGGTCAGCATCAGGCCCAGCGAGACCGCGAGATCCGGCGTGGTGACCACGACGAGGTCGCTCGCGTTCTTGTAGCTCTGGAAGATCGCCGTGAGCTGCTTGAAGTCCGCGATGATGCCATCCACCGACGGGCCGTGGCTGTTGTGGCCGGCGACGCCGTTGAGGATGCCCGCGGGCGACACGCCAGCAGAGGCCGCGGAGGTCGACAGGAACGTGGTGTCCACGCGCTGGGCCGAGGCCTGCACGAGTGCATCACGCACCAGCATTTCCGCCGCCGGGCTCGAATCCCGCATCAGCTCGTTCGAGACCACCGCGATCGCGCCGACCTTGAGCGGCGTGAGCGAGACGGTCGAGAAGTCCGCCGTGGTGACCGGGATGGCCTTCGACTGGCCGACCCAGTAGCCCGTCGCCGCGCCGTCCTGGCCCTTGATGCTGACGTGTGCCGGCACCTGACGCAGCGGCAGCCTGTCGAACAGGGTGCGGCCGTACAGGTACTCGACGAAGTCGCCCGTGTAGCGGTTGTCCGCAGACACGAGCTCCGCGCCCCACTCGCCAGAGTCCGAGCCGCCGCCGGCGACGCCGGCCTTGATGACCTGGACCAGCATCGGGTTCGTCTTGCCCCAGCGCTTCGCGGCGATGTCGGCCGGCGCGCTGCCGCCGATGCCCTCGATGTGGGCGAGCGCCTTGGCAATCACCATGCGGACATAGCTCTGGCCGGCGAACTTGTCCTCGCCATCGCGGCTCGACTTCACGATGATCGTCGGGCCCGTGCCGCGCTGCTCGCTGCCGGCCTTCGCCGGGCTGGCGCCGGCGGCCAGCGGCTCGACCGTGCGGCCCTTCTGCACCGCCAGCGACTCGAGCCGCTTCAGGCGCACCAGGTCGCCGTCGAGCTGCTTGATCTCGCCGTCGAGCGTGTCGAACTCGTCCTGCTCGCCCTCGTCGGTCGAGCGGCCCTCGTCGAGGGACTTCTGCACGACCTCGGTCATGCGCGCGGCCTTCGCCGCCCGCGTCGCCTCGAGGTCGCGGATCTGTTCCGCAATCGTCTTCATGTCACTTTCCTCTGGAAATCAGTGGTATGCCGCCGCGCTTCGCGACGGTTGGGTTGCCCGAGGCGCCGGGCGGCAGAATGACGGGCCCGCGCTTCCTGCCGGTCGCGGCCGGCGCGGTCCCGTCGAACATCTTCACGGCCTGGATCGTGGCCTGAGCGTTGGCCGGAATCGTCACGGCGCTCAGCTCGAGCCACTCCCATTCCAGGAACTTGTACCCGTCCCAGGGCCGCTCGGCGTCGAGCGGCTCGTGCTTCAGGGCGCGGAAGCCGATCGACAGGCCACGGACGAGCCCGGCCCTGATCTGTTTCCATGCGCTCTCGACGTAGTCGAGGCCGGTGTCCTTCGGGATCGACGCCTTGATGCGGATGCCCTTTGGGGTGACCTCGGCCTCGGTCACGGTCCCGATCGGCTGCCGGCTGTCGTGCTGCGCGAGCAGCGGGATCGGGAGCTTGAAGACCGCGCCGGCTGGGATGACCATGTCTCCCATCCGGTCGGCGGCGATGCTGGTCGCGAGGCCGGACAGTTCCCGGCGCTCCTCGTCCATCGCCTTCAGTTCGAGCAGCCCGTAGGCGCGCTCGTGCTTCATGATTCGCACCTCACAGGAAGAAGACCTGGTACTCCTTCTTCTCGTCGGCTCCTGCCGCGAGCCCGAAGGCCATAATCAGCGCCACCGCGCCGTCGATCTTGTCGGCGGAACGCTTGCGGTCGGGCGCCATGTTCATGTTCTGGTCGCGTCGGGCGACCAGGTTCGCCATGTTCCACTGCAGCACCGGGTCCCCGGCGTGGCGCAGCGCGCCGGCGGTGTACGCCCGCTCGAATGCCTGCATCGCCGGGTGGAAGCTCGCCGGCCCCTGGCGGAACTGCTCGAGCGGCAGTCGGCGCTCGGCGAGCTGGTTCACCAGCTGCGAGGCGTTCCAAGGATCGTAGGCGATCTTCCGCGGCGCGAACCGTTCGACGTCCGCGGCGATGTCCGCTTCGATCACCCGATAGTCGGTGACGTCTCCCTCGGTGGTCGTGACGTGTCCCGAGGCCACCCAGGGGGCGTACCGAACGGTCCCGCGTTCGTTGCGCTGGGCGACGGCGGCCTCCGGCACCCAGTACCGGCCCCACGTCCACCAGACGTCATCCTTCAGCCACAGCAGGCGCCAGGCGCTCATGTCGCGGGTGCTCGCGAGGTCGAAGGCGGCCCAGCACGGGGCTCCGACCATCTCCTCGAGCGGCACCGGCTTGTCGCCGCGCTTCCACCGAATCAGGTCGACGAAGCCCTCAGCGCTCGCCGCCTGCCGGTTCAGCCGCTTGATGCGGAACTCGGCCAGCGCGCCAGGCTGCTGCTTCGCCTCGGTCGCGTACTCCCGCAGTTTCTGCAGGCTGACCGAGACGCCGAGCAGCGGGTTCGCCTTGATCCAGCGCGACTCGTCGAAGTCGTCGTCGCCGTCGTCCAGCGCGTAGTAGACCGCGAGGAAGTGGTCGGCCTCGATGATGCCCTGCAGCACCTGGAAGGCGAACTGGCGCACCTCCGGCCACGGTCCCGGGGTCTCGAAGCCCTCGGTCGTCGTGTACAGGAATAGCGGCGACTTTCGGGCGCCGGCGGCCGACCTGAGCACGTCGAACAGGTCGCGCGTCTTGTGAGCGTGCAGCTCGTCGAAGCACAGCGCCGACGGGTTCAATCCATCCTGCGTCGAGGCCTTCGCGTTGATCGGGCGGAACGTGCCGCCGACCTCGTACCTGGCGATCGCGTTCGCGAACGGCTCGAGCGAGAACGCCTCGCGCAAGTCGGGAGTCTTCTCGACCATCCGCTTCGCCACGCCCCAGACGATGCGCGCCTGGTCGCCGGTCGTCGCCGCCGACAGCACCTGCGGGCCGACTTCCGGCTCCGTGCAGAACACGTACAGCAGGATCCCGGCGGCCAGCGCCGACTTCGCGTTCTTCCTGGCCACCGCGAAGAGCGCCGTCGTGAACCGCCGCGAGCCGTCCGCGTTGCGGAACCCGAACAGGTTGCAGATGAAGAACACCTGCGCCGGCTCGAGCTTGATCGCCGGCGTCTTCCAGACGCCCTCGACGTGCGGCAGCTGCTCGAGGAACTCGCAGGCCGAGTTCGCCTGCTCCGGGGACCAGAAGAACGGCGGCCGCTTTCTGGCGGCCCGCTTCAGGTCGGCGAGGAAGCGCTTCGCCGCCAGCCGGACCCACTTTCCGTAGGCCTTGCCGCGACGATCCTCGACTGCCGTCTCCGCGTAGGCGATCGCGACCGCGACGTAGTCAGCCGGCCGGCTTCTTGAACTTCGAGAACTTGTTCGTCGCGTCCTGGTCGCCACTGGCACCTAGCTTCGTTCGGGCCTGCAGGGTCATGCCCATCTGCATCGCCCACTGCCGGAAGCTGTCGTCGAGCTTCTTGAAGTCCGGCGAGGACGGGTGCGTCGTTTTCAGGGTCGCCCACAGGCGCGCCATCTGGGCAATCCCGAGCCGCTCGGTCGCGGTGAGCGCCACCTTCGGCAGGGCCGCGACGACTTCGCGCCAGGCGGCGATCTCCGGGCCCGTCAGGTGCTCGGGCGGTTCGTCGGACCACGGGCCAGCGCCCTGTGCGTCCTCGCGTCTCCGCTCGGGATGCGCCTTGAACGATCCTCGGAGTTCGAGGACGTTCGACGGTGTGCGGGGTCTCGCCATAACTGCCGGGGCCAAATCCTGTTTGGGAAGTGCAAAAATTCGAC